AGAACTTTTCATTTCTGAAATGAACGGCTTTGATCTCTCTGAGATGACTGAAGTAGAAGCATTATCTGGAAGAATTGAGTATCAAAGCTCAGAACCTCTAGATATGCGTACTACTGCAGGAGTCCCATGGTCAGGTCTTGGACAGCGTAGCGGGAAAAAGAAAGGTAACTATGTAGCTAAGAGTGTTGCCCCGAATGGAAGAAACGTCTATAAAATAGATAGAACAACTTCACACGGGCAGGCTTTGGCCGACGTTATTGATCTAAAAGAGAAGTATGCTTTAAAAGGCATGCGGACCGTCTCGCTTTGGAAAAACTGTTTAAAGGATGAAACCAGACCTATCCACAAGGTAGAATCTGGGAGTACACGTCTTTTTACAGCGGTTCCAATGGAAACAGCAGTTGTTGCTAGAAAATGCTTCGGCAAATTCAAGGAGATTTGGCAATCTCTGGGAACAACTCTTTTCCACTCTGTTGGTATTAATCCTGTTTCGACTGAATGGACAGCATTAGCAAACGAGCTATCCCGCAAGGGTAGTGACTTTTATGATGCTGACTTTACTCAGTTCGATGGCAGGCTTCGTGCCGACTTTATGGAGGCAGCTGGAGACATTGTTATAAACACGATATGTACTTTGAGTGACTCCTCTGAAACGAAATTACGCGTGATATGGAGCGAATTTATTCGAACCTATCAGGTGTCTCGTGGAGAGGTACACTTAGTGACTCGTGGGAATCCTTCTGGGAATCCAATGACAACTGTTGTAAACTGTATTGTGAACTTACTATACCATTGGTACTGTTATAGGAAGATCACTGGAAAGACTAACCTAAATGTTTTTAAAAAGGAAGTTTTCTTTACGTGTTTCGGAGATGATGTGATTTATTCAACTAATTCATGTATCACCGGATATTCGTTTGAGAAAGTTTCTGAAATTATGAAGCAATTAGGCCAAGTTTATACAGTAGCTGCAAAAGATGGATCTGATGGAGTTTCAAAGAAGTTATCTGAGATAACGTTTTTGAAGCGTCGATTTTTAGAGTATGGGTCAGGAAGGTATCTATCGCCAATAGATACTGAATCGATTGAACAACAATTCAACTATACTAATGTTGGTCCAAAAGACTACATGACTATCGACGTTCAGATTACCGAGGCGCTGATTTCGGCCGCCGCACATGGTAGGGAATACTTTACCTATGTGCGCACGGCCTTAACTGGTGCTTTGCAAATGAACTCCTTCTTACGGGATAAAATTGGTATTAATTTACCGACTTATGCCGAAAGCCGCAACGTCTTATTAACACGTACGGAACAGGTTGCTAACCAGTGTGATTTTATTAAAATGGGATCATATACTAGAAAGTATTCTGAACTTAGTGCGATTCGCACAGTATGTAGGGACGTCTGCGTAGAGCAGATCGAGGTGTTGAATCACGTCATCGATAAGGTATCTGATGAAGTGATTGATGTTGGTAAACATTTGGTGAACTCGTTACTTCCGAAGCATAAAGTCGAGACCAAGAATGTGGAACTCCCAGTGAGTTCTCCATTTGATAAGGTCACCACCGATTCTTCTGAAGTTGCGTTGCCAACTATTATCAGCAACCCCGGGGAGTCTTCAGCACGTGTAACAAGCGTAATGGATACTCCTAGTGGAAAGCAGAGTGTTATTCATTTAACACAAGGCGAGCCACTGAAGGCACACAAGCCAGTAGGTTTCACACCTAGCGTATCGCTTCCAGCGGTAGGCAAGGTGTGGGGCCCACTTTCTGAAACTAATGATAGTACCAAATCGTTGCGTTTCAATATTCGAACTTATCATCTAATGAGAATGTTCAAATATTGTTCCACGAATTATCTTTTCAGACTTGTAGCCAAACCCCAGCTTTTCTCATCCCAAAGATATTGGGTTAGTGTGATGGCGCGTGTACCTGGAAACAATACACAAGACATCGAATCTGATCCCGAGATCTTAGCGAATGCGTTAGGCTTTGAATGGAATCCTAGTGAACAGAACGAAATTTTCGTTGCTGCACCCTGGAGAGAAGATAGAGAATATATGCCGGTCGACGGAAGTTTGAATTTCAATATTCAGATTTCCGACGTTACAGACCATATTTATGCACCGGGACTTGGAACTGAACTTAATGTTCAGATGCAAGTCGCACCGCTAGATATGAATTTGTATTGCCCTACTATAATTTCTACTTCTGCTGCAGGCACTAATCCTGTTTTAGAAACTATTACTATTAAATATCCTGATGATTTTAGTAGTGGTTTCTATCTCATGAATTCCATTGAAGGTGATCTATTCTTTGTTACTCGTGTTACGGGTGCAGGGAATGGTGACCTTATGTCTTTCGATTGGGTGCTGGCGGGTGGAGACTCGCCTGCAGTCCGTTGGAAGTCGTCCTTTGACCAATTTCCTGGATGTGATTTAGACTATGTCGTTGCTGATGATGGGCAGTTGTTTATACAACAGCTTGAGTCAACAGGGTTTGAAGGCGTCGATTTAATTATCTCTCGCATCAAGTCTAATATTCCAGTGAAGGTCATGGATATTTGCACAGAACAGAGTGAAGAGTTTGTGAACACCGTCCAAGGTGATCATGTTGGTTCGGGTCATTATGGCACAACCATCGCTCCTCATTCTCTATATGCAAACCTTTGGGATAAAGGGCATCAGCTTATGTTCACGGGTACCGATGTTGCGACAGTCGTCAAAACATTTTTACCCCCTTTCGACACTATTATTGAGTCGACTAGAACGTCAGCTAAGCACTTTATTTCTCATATCACTTATGGTTCGGAACCTGTACGAAAGTTTGTTGCCACCTCGGTACCAAGCGCTAGTGCTCTTTTCAGAATAGTACAAATTCCTTCGGGAATAAGTACTTTATCTGCAGAAGATGTGTTTCAACTTCCAGGAGTGGAATGGGATCCCAAGAGTGGACCGATGTTTTATAAACCTTATTGGGATTCTGAATCCGCAGTTAAGTTTGTAGACTTTCCGTTTACTCGCATTGCAATCCTTGTGGTTGCAGGGTCGATCGGCACGGAACCAATCGTTGTAACAGAGTATATCAATTACTCAGACATTAAAGCAAGACATCCTTGTTTTGATTTCGCGTTACTCGATTCGGTTGCTAATCCTCCTACCATCGTTAGTGATGTGTGTGTTGAGCAAGAAGAAACTGTTGATGTAATGTCACAGCCTTCTACTCACGGCGAAAAGCAAGATACTCCTGTTCCGCAGAGTAACTTGCATGTAGCCGCGCCTGTTTCGTTAGAGGCGTCTCCACATGTTACTGGGAAACAATCCACTGCAGAATCTCGTTACTCCCTTGTAAAGAGTTTTGCAGTTGCTCCCGGCAATAACGGTTTTGTTCTGAAGACGAATTTAAAACTTCTTCCCAGACAAATCCAATTACATGCCCAGGGCTACGCTTATTGGCGTGGAATCCCTAAGGTTAAGTTGGTTTTTAGCTCTGCTTCTACTACTCCTGTTGTCGCTAATGTTTTTCAGATTCCTGAACAACTTATCGACATTGTGAATAATGATCCAGTTCTATTAACTAGGTGTTTGCCATACTTGTCTTGTGAAGCAAGACAAGGTGTCATAGACTTGGAACCAGACAACCTTAACGATGTTCCTTGGTTTGATGTACGAGATAATCAAATCAATTCCTTGATGGGCAGAATCTTTTGTCATTTCACTAATTATCAAGCAACGGCAACAGACCCCGTAAATAGTAACATATTTGTGTCGGTCTATGTCAATGCTGAGAATATTGAATTTCTAAATGAAACTGTCTCATCTCTCACTATCGGTGATCCAGCAGTAACCATCCTGACACCACCAGTAGTGACCCGTAGGGACGAAAGCATCACTTTCTCCCGGCCAGGGGTATCCTTAAAGGCTACTCAGGGTTTTCCTAAGTTTCACGGCGTACATGATAGCGTGAAACCAGCTAAAAAGAGC